CACGCCCGCCTCCATCGCGCAGTTCATGCGAACGGCCCAGGACATGCTCACTGCCACAGCAGCAGCGGCTATTCCCACTCCGCCCGGTTCCTGCTGGCCTATGAAGGCATGTTCAACGTTGTGATGGCGGTGCTGGAGTTCCACGACGTCCGACCCGGCGACTCAGGCGGACACCGCGCCACCGCCATCCAGCGCGTCGCGGCTGACCTCCATCTCAAGGCGGTGCTCACCGGCGTCCTTGCCGGCCTTCTTCCCACCCTCGCCCTCCTCGTCACCATCGCCGCCAAGGGAGTCACCCACCTCGCCGTCGCCTGCACCGGCGCCGGTGGTGGCCAGCAGCGACGGTGCCGCTGGCGCCAGCGTGTCGGCAAGCGCACCCACCTGGCCGAAACCCGATGCTGCACCCGCTGCCAAAGCGCCGACCGTGCTGACCGCATTGGTTGCAGACACCAACGACGAGTCCCTGGCGCTGCTGCGCAAGATCGATACGAACGTGACCGCGCTGGCCGATCGCATCGAGACTGTGGAGCGTACCGCTGTGCGCAGCGGTGCGGCCGCCGGCGCGATTGCTGGCGCGCTGTCGGGCGGCATCATCGCAACCGGCATCGCGCTGGCCAAGGCTCACCTCGGCTTCTAAGGGCGCATGGCACATCCGAAGGAAGTCCGCGACAAGGTACGTCGCGCCTACGTGTACGACCGCCTTTCCCTGGAGGTGGCCGCCATGACGGCCGGCGTATCGCATGCCACCGTGAAGCGGTGGAAGGCCGAGGCGTTGGACGCGGGTGACGATTGGGACAAGGCGCAGGCCGCCCAGCTGATGGCGGGCGGTGGCCTGGAGGGTGTTGCGCGCCAAGTGCTCGCGGGCCTGGTCACACAGTTCCAGTCGACGATGGACGAGCTGACGGTCAACGCCGAGATCAAGCCGGCCGACAAGGTGCAGATGCTTGCCAGCCTGGCCGACGCGTACAACAAGACCGTCTCCGCCTCCAAGCGCATCCTGCCGGAGACCAATGAACTGGCCACCGCCATGGGCGTCGTGCAGCGCCTGGCCAATTTCATCCGCGAGCGCTACCCGCAGCATGCCGCACCGTTTGCCGAGATCCTGGAGCCGTTCGGCGACGAACTGGCGACGGCCTACGGTTAAACGGTTACGGGAAGCCGGATCATTACCGACCCATCGGGATTGAGGCTGCTGGTATCTGGACGCCCTCGCCCATCACGACAGTTTTGCATCGCTGACAGGTATAGGTCTTATGCCATTTCGCCGCACCGCTGTATTGCAGGATCGACTTGATATTGTCCTGGTAGCAATTCGGACAAAGATCATGCGCCGGTTCGCTGCCTTGCATCGCCGGCTTCACGCGGTAGGTGAAACCTCCCGGTGTCAGCTCGTGCAATTCATAGCGCTCTTTCTCTGCTGCCCAGTCTTTGAGGCGGCGAATTTCGGCTTCCAGTTGGTCTATTCGGCGCAAAGCCGTCGCTTGGTCCGTTTGGGCGGTGATCAACTTTGCAAACGCATCGGCAATCACGCCTTGCAGTTCGATGGCCTTGGCCGTTACCTCCGCATCTATCTTCAGGCCAAGCAAGCCCTTCGTGATATCCGAAGCGCTCTTGAGCGAACCGAGCGCGCCGACAATGACGTCCATCATGGTGTGTCTCCCGCACGTGTGGAAAGCACCAAGGATAGCAAGCCATGAAGGCCGCTCGCTTTTCCGAGAAGGAGTTCTTCGAGGAACTCGCTGAACTGCAGCGGCAGCTCCGCCGCGACATCGAGGCACATAAGAGCGGTCTCGATGCGTCTCCAGCCGCGATCGCCGAGCGCCGCCGCCGGGTCCTGGTCGACGGCGACTTCCAGTTCTTCGCCTACACCTACTTCCCCCACCACATCCGTGGGACGCCGTCGCTGTTCCATGCGCAGTTCTGCAAGCGCCTGCCGCAGCTCCTGCGCCAGACCGGCGGCGTGCGCGAGTGGTGGATTGCCCCACGGGGTGAAGCCAAGTCGTCCCTGCTGACCAAGGTCGGTCCGACCTACATTGCGATCCAGGGGCTGCTGCAGCGCCCCGAGATTCGGGCCGAGGTGGGCTGGCAGGGTGAGCCGCCCCCGTTCATCGACTACATCATCCTACTCGGCGCCGAGACCAAGCTGCCGACCAAGCTGCTGGAGGTGGTTAAAACCGAGCTGGCGGTGAATGCCGCCCTGGCGCTGGACTTCCCGGAAGCATGCGGCAAGGGGGCGGTGTGGAAGGTGGGCGAGTTCGTCACCAGGACTGGCGTCAAGGTCGAGCCGTTCGGCGCCGAGCAGGCCATCCGTGGCACGTTCCACGGCGCGAGCCGCCCCAAGCTGCTGTTGGGCGATGACCTGATCACCGACGCCGAGGCAAAGAGCCCCACCGAGCGTGAGAACCGCTGGAACTGGTTGTCCAAGGCCATCGACTACCTCGGTCCGCCTGACGGCACCGTTAAATACGCGGGCGTTGGCACCATCCTGGACAAGGATGATCCGATCTCGCGCGCCAAACGCACCATCGGCCACATCGTCCACCACTTCCGTGCCATCGAGCGCATGCCGGCCAACATGGATCTGTGGGCCAAGTGCGAGGAGATGATGCGCAATGACGACGTGCGCCAGGCGGAGGAAGACGCCAAGGCCGGGCGCGTCAGCCCCGACGACGAGCTGCCGTCCTATCGCTTCTACCTGGCCAACATGGCGGCGATGGACGAGGGGGCGGTTACGTCCTGGCCTTCCGTGCGCTCGCTGTATTGGCTGATGCGCCAGCGTGCCAAGGCGCCTCGCGCCTTCGGTACCGAAATGCAGGGCGATCCGCGCACCGACGAAGACAAGGTGTTCGGACACATCACGTACTGGGCGCAGCGCTCCCAGTACTGGCGCATCTTCGGTGGCTGCGACCCGTCGATGGGCGCCAATGAGAAGTCCGACCCCTCGGCCATCGTGGTCGGCGGCTGGGATCTGGTCGCCAAGAAGCTGCACGTCATGCATGCGGAGATCAAGCGCCGCGTGCCGTCGAAGCTGGAGGCTGATCTGATCGCCACCCAGCGGGAATTCCGCTGCCTGAGCATCGCCTTTGAGAACAACAACGCCTACGAGCACTCCCGGCAGACCTTCATCCAGGCCGGGCTGGATGCCGGCGTGGCGCTGCCGCTGGTCGGCGTGACGGCGACGGTGCCGCAGGAAGTGCGCATCGACTCCCTGGAGCCGTTCATCACCGACCGCCTGGCGCCGCGCATCCTGCTGCTGGCGAGCTTGCGGCAACTGATCGACGAGCTGGACAACTGGCCGGACCCGCAGTCCGGTCACCACTACGACGGCCTGTGCGGGCTGCACCTGCTGTGGGCGATCGCGGTCTCGCGCGGCGGTATGACATTCGAATACACCCCGGTGTTAGACGGCTCGCAACGGGATGCCAGGGGTGGCGGCCAAGGCTTCGGCCACGGCGCTTGGTAAGCAAGGAAAGAACATGACACAGATCGTCGATGCCAACGGCAACCCAATCGAGCGCCGTGCGCTCTCGGAACAACAGACCGCGCAGTTGGCGTGGCTGCAATACAGCTACGAAGAACACCCGGCGCGCGGACTGACGCCGCATCGGCTCGCCCGCATCCTGGAGGATGCCGAACGTGGCCACCTGATCATGCAGTCGGACCTCTTCACCGACATGGAAGAGAAAGACCCGCACATCTTCGCGGAGATGAGCAAGCGCAAGCGCGTGCTGCTCACCCTGGACTGGGATGTGGTCTCGCCGCGTGGCGCGAGCGCGGCCGAGAAGAAGACCGCCGACCAGGTGCGGGAGTGGGTGCGCGACCTACCCAACTTCGAGGATGTGCTGCTCGACTGCCTAGACGCAATCGGCCACGGCTTTTCGGCACAGGAAATCGAATGGGCGCGCCTGGGCGCCATGTGGTATCCCAAGTCGCTCACGCACCGGCCGCAGCGGTGGTTCATGAACCCATGGACTGACCGTAACGAGATTCGCCTGCGCGGCGTCGATGTCGACGGCACGCCGCTGTGGCCGTTCGGCTGGCTTCTGCACCAGCACAAGGCCAAGTCGGGCTACATCGCCCGCGCGGGCCTGCATCGCGTGCTTTCCTGGCCGTACCTGTTCAAGAACATGGGGGTCAAGGATCTCGCCGAATTCCTGCACATCTACGGCCTGCCGTTGCGGCTCGGCA